TACTTTCAAAAACGTATCTAACACCTCTGTAAGTAATAGTATACTTTTCACCGTCTGTTTCAAATAACATTAGCCAACTTGAGTCTAAATTCTGTCCTGATATGTCGCCAGTCTTACCCATGTTAAATTTATTACCAATACTTAGATTGTTATTAAGAATTACACGCCATTCTCTATCTGTAGTACTGTAACGTAAACCAAATGTTTTGTAAGCAAAGATTTGATCAATCATTTGTGTTGTAACATCTGTTGTTAAGTTTGTTGCAAACTTAGGTTTAATCTCATCTAATAATGCACCTGTTGGAATAACATCATTGAAAATAATAGGACCTTGTCCATCAGCATAATTTTCAGTACCTTTTTCATTTACTCTAATAACTTTAGTCCAAAGGTATCTTGATGAATTAGGATGATCTGCATTACCGTCCATTAATACATTAATATTATCTTTCATAAAATGTTTGCCTGCTGGCGCAACAAATTTAACAATAGCACCTGGCTCTAAATATTTTAGTGTGCTACCAGTAAATGTTCCTACTGTTAATTTAATATCTAATGAGTCTGACATATAACCGCTGGAGTTATTAGTTTGTCTTGCAACTTGTGTCCAAACTGCTTGTAAGTCTGTTGTTGATATTTTAGGAAACTGATTTAAGAAAAAGTTTTTAACTACGCTGTTTGAAAGTAACGGTGTAACTACGTTTTGAATGTTACCTTCTACGTCTGTTTTTGTATTAAAAGAAAAACTACTCTTTTTATCAAACACATCTTTATAGATAACACCATCGTTACCAAATATGTTTGTACTTGAATACTTTCCTGTTGAGTCAATTAAATCAAAATATCTTGAAATACCTGAACTTGTTCTGTTGATGCTTTTTACTTTAACTACTTCTTGACTAACTGCTCTTGGTGCAACATTATAGTCTTCACCAGTAATCATTCTATTTTGTGTATAGTATGTACTTGGAGCATTTTCTTTAATGCTTTTATTAGTTTCTGGACCACTTGCATTATCAACTGTGTATTTTAGTGAACATGTAAACGTAAGTATTTCAGGTGTGCCTGCACGACTTGTATATGGCACACTAATAGTTACATTAGTTAATTCTTCAGGTTGGATTGAAAACTTGCTACCAAGTCCTTTTCTAAAGTAACATCTAAATTGTCCTTTAGGTAAATCGCCAAATGTTCCGTCTGCAAATAATAAACTAATTCTGTCATCAATACGTGATTGTACAGCATACAAACTTCTGTTCTGTTTATTAACACTATTATAAATTACGTTGTTGCCTTCAGTTGCTTCAACCTTAGTCCATAATTTTGTTTCGTTTCCGTTACTATCTAATTGATAAAGCCAAACATCTGAATTATTAATATTTGTTGTGTCAATTGCAACTGCTTGGTTAGTAGTTGGATTTTCAATTGAAAAATTACCTGTGTCTAATACACCTTGTCTAAAGTGTACAAAATATCCCGAGTTTGAACTACCAGCGCCTTTGCCGTCTTCTCTATATAAAAATGCTAAACTGTTACCTGGTAACGGATCTTCTTCGTAAATCTTATTAGCGTCAATAGTTGAAGATGTTACTTCAAATACAATATTCTTTTCGCCTACGTTTTTATTAAAACTATAAACAGGCAAGTTTGTATTTGATGCATTGAAACGATATTGCTCAGTTGTAATACCTGCAATAGTTTCTTTCTTTACTGGCTTACCTACAATGCTGTTTTCTGGTAATGCCGCATTTAAAATTTTTCTAAACTGTTCTGCCCAATCAGGATTTGATGGATCATTCCATTGTATAGATTGTCCTGATAAGTTAACACCGTTAGTGTCATTGATTGCTTCTGATGTTTGTACACTTTCAAACTTCATTAATCCGTTTGCTGATTGATTACGCTTTGGATTATAAGAAAGTAAACGTGCTAAACGTAATACGCTTTCTCTACGTTCTGCTAATTCAAGGAAGTTTTCACGTGCATTTAAATCAACACGGAATGCTATGTTTTGTCCAAGATATGCAATAAGATCAATTAGTGCAAGGTATTCTGAACTTTCAATATAGTCATTAAAGTCTTCTGGATAGTTTTCACGCAAATATGCGATCATAGTTCTACGTAAACTATCAAAATCGTACGATTTGAAGTCCGCAGTTTTAAATGTTTGATATACTCGCTTCCAATCTTCAGCAAGTAATAATCTATTTTGTCTATCCGTTGTTGACATCTATTTTCCTCTTACAATGTATTTATTTAAACGAGATATCTGAGTACTTAATTCCTTAAGATGCAAAGCCTGCATCCTTGTCAAAACTAAATTTCATTTGTTCAGATATGTTGTACGGCAAGTAAGTGAGATCACACTCAATTTGAATACCGCTTTCGTATTGATCAACAATGATTCCAGTTGCATTTATTCTTGGATCACCGTTAATTATTTCTGTTACATTGTTTATAATTGCTTGTTTCAATGAATCTGTTAAAGGTTCAAACAATACGTCCCATATAATAGTTCCAAACTCTGGATTTTCAAGTTTTTCACCTTGTCTAATATGGAAGTGATTAAGTAAATCCTGTTTAATTAATCCAATGTCGTATAATGCGTAAGATTTGTTGTTTGGATTGACTGTGCTAAGGCCTTTATATGCTCTACCTTTTACAGGTGGCTGTTCCTTAACCGTAGATCTTACTCTAACAGTTCTTACTGTATTTTTCTCTAAACTACTCATATTAGTATTTATACCCCCTTCTTAAAGGTGTCTGGAGTATTGTCATAATCAAAACTTTCAGGTATAGGTTGTTCATTAAGTCTGTTTGTTCTTAGAGGTTTGTATGCAAACGGATCAACATTTTCGTGATGTGGCCAAGGTTCGTGTTGTGGCAAACGCTTGTGTAATGATGTTGATGCAGTTTTTGTAGGTGTCTTGTAAGGTCCTGAAGGTAAGATGTGTGTACTCAACGGAGTACCCGCGGTAGCGGTAGCGGCCTGCGGTCCATTCATATGGATATTTGGAGCGGTTTCTGTATGGTTTCCTCCGCTGAGTATATCTGTTGCGCCGCCGGCTGTAAACTTGTTTGGTCCTGTTGTGTTTAAATCAAAAAATCCAAGTGTCGTAACTTGATTGTTTCCTGCAACATACGTTATCATATCTGCGTTTGTTTCAATCTGGATATCATCTTTTGACAACACATTAAAGTTGCGTCCTGCATTTAAGTTAATATCTCTATCTGCTGTAATGTTGAGATCGTTTTCAGTGTGCATACTAATACTGTCTTTTGCATACACATCAATTTTACCATTAGACGTCATTTCAATCCAACTGTTACCACTGCCATGATCTATGCGTATTAGATCTTCTGTTTGATGTAATAATATTTGATGTCCTGTACGTGTTCTAATACGCACAAGTTCGTTGTGTGGTACTGTGTAATCTCCGCCTTTTTCACCTTTTTCGTGATTAACAAATTCTTTTTTAGTTGTACCTGCAGGACCTTTGCGTAAAATTTTGTCATCGCCGTCATCCATTACAAAACTTGTACCACCAAGTCTGTTAAAAGGAATTTGTGCTGATTGGCCTCCTGGACCGTATCCTGCTTTTGGTGCTCCGGGTCTCTTGTCATATGGCCCTGGTGTGTTTATACCAAACACCATACTTGGCAATTCTCTTCTTGCACTACTTGTTGTTAACCCTCTTGTGCCGTCTGCTTCAAGTCCTTGAGCATATAATAAGTCCATCCAGTCTTCATTGATAGACTTTTTAAATTTTGTAGGATCGTTACCTTTGTTGTCTGCAAGATTTTTTTTATTAATTTCACCAACTACAACTTTGTTAGTTTTTGCTATTGCTGATTTTGCCCCTTCTCCTTGAGCCTTTCCTGCAAAGAAACTTGTTGCAACTTTGTCTGGTACATTTAGGTTAACATAGTTGTCAGGTATACAACCAATCCAGTAACCCATGTTTGCCGCACCTTCAACAAATGTTACAAGAACTCTACTTCCAACATCTGGCGGCGACATCCACATACCGTATGCTTGTTGTGTGTATGCAAAGCCTTGATTAGCACTAATACCGTTAACAGGAGTTTGTCCGTAAAACGGACTTGAATAATTTACTTTAAATGTTTGGCCTCCAGCGTCATCATTATTTGCTGTTTGACCTTTAAGAAGTTGTACTTCAAGAGCACCCATATAGTTAGGATCAAGATGTCCTACAACTCTTCCAATATACGGACCAGCATCTAATTTGGCTTCTTGGCCTACTGTACGTGTTTCATTAGCCATTATGTTACAAAAATCCTTTGTTCATTATTTGTTGTTCTGTCTGCGGCATCTTCAATTACTTCTTCTTTACGCTCAGTACCTTGTGCTTTATCTGTTTTAAGTTCTTGTGTTCCTTTTTCACCACTGTCTGCTGTTGCTTTCTCAGACATTTGAGGTCTTTTCACAAGTTCTAGTGTTTGTTTAAACAGTCCTGCATTAAATTCGTTCTTAACACTAATTACCATATATAATCCGCTAAAGAAATCAACTGGCACAGTATCATCTGGAAAACCCATAATACCGTTATCTCTATAATCAATTGGTGTTCTAAATAATACTTCAACATCTACTTCACCATATTGATAATCTATACTTCCATCTGAATCAAGATTAATAAATTGTGTGTTTTCTGAGTTATAGTTTCCTATTCCACTATCAGCAATATAATAAGGATCGCCTTGAATAGTCATATCAATTGTTAATAAGTCAACATCACTGTTTACAATCGCTTCGTTAAATCTACGAGCAATGTCAACACGCATATCATCAAGACTGACTGCTCCTGCCGCCTTAGCATTGTTGTTAGGATTTTCTAATGCTTTGGTATTAACTTGTGTGTCATTGTTAGTAGCAGTCATTGTAGTTTTTAATGCTGGATCTTCACCTTCTTTAGAACCGTCTGCAAGATTGTTCTTTGGAAGTACTCCTGGAGACACACTTTTAAAGAATGTATTATCAAGATTAATTTCAAGATCTAAAATATCTTCGTTTGCACCACTATAGATATAATTGTAACGTTTACAACATTGCATTTTCAAAGCATTTAGTCCTGCTGGTGTTTCGTCTGGAGCAATAAATTTACTTTCGTGTACCATATAAGGTAAAACTCTAAACACATATATTCTTGGAGGGACTCCTGTTTTCTTTTCTGTTTTTCTATCTGTAATATTAAAAACTTGTGTATCAATTTTAAACCAAGGACGCATACCTTTTACTGCTGGTGCATCAATAATACCTCTACCGTATTCACTTAAAATTACACATTCTTCAATAATATCTTGAATACGTGTTCCTGCTAAAAACTTAATTGTACCAAGTCCTGGATCTATTTGTAACTGTCCGCTTGACCTTACCCAAACTTGTTTATCTTTGTCGTATGTAAACGAAGCATCACCAAACGGTTGATTAGTTGTACCAAGTGATTCAAGTTTAAACATCTTTGATGTTCCAATACTGTTAGAATGTTTTGCACCTGTTTGTTTTTCTGTAATGTCTTGACCAAGTTGTGTATTTGAAAGTAAACTTTTAACTTGTTCAGTCCAAGCGGCAAACTCTGGAGGTGGTGCTCCACCTTGTGCTATCTGAGCATATAGCTCTTCCAGTTTGTCTGTAGAACTTTGTTTACGATCAGTTAAGATTGGTCCAACACTTATTTTTGATGCTTCTGAGTTATCTGTAGCACCGTTTGCTGTTCCATAATAGTTACTGGAAAGTTTTCCTGCACTTGCACGGTCTTTAGGAAATACAACAAAATATTGATTGGCTGTAAATATTTTGTCATCTGCGGCTTTTTTTGCTTCGTGAGCATTTAGCTCTTGTGCTAAACTTTTTAAGTTACTCTGTAACATTTGTTCTAAGTTTCTACCTGTCAGTGTAACATCAACTGGAATACGCTGTGTATGATCTACTAATGCCGCTTCATTATATGCAACACCTTCAACTATATACGCACTTCCGCCTGCAGTTACGCTTAAATCACTACCAACAAGTTTAAATGGAAGATTCTTTGATGCTTCTGGAACTGTGTAAATTTTTCCATCATCATCGTATCCAATAAAATCAATAGTAAGTAAAAAAGGAGATTCTAAATAGTTTTCATGTCCTGCTTGATATGACGCAAGTTGTAGAGTTTGTAAAAATAATCCCATACTATAAGGTTCTTGAACCTCTAATCTAAATCCAACTGCGTTAGTTGAACCTTTCTTACGTGTAGGAGCAATAATAGTTTCAATTTCTAAACCATTAATAAAGTATTCTACTTTTTTACCTTTTGATTCATAGGCTGTTATAACTTTCTTTTCATCAAGTCCGCCGCCACTTTGTAAAATAGCATACTTTGGTTTTTTAATTCTATACGATTCGTCTGGATTATTAAGTTCTTCGTTAGTTAATGCATACAATCCTATTTTATAATTAAAACTTGAGTAGTTTCTTAAATTATTTTTTAACGGCAACGTTAGAACTCTTCCGTCAGCAGTACGTGATTCGTATTTGTCTGCTTCAGCAAACTGATGCGGAGACCCTGTTTCGTCGGTCTTCATCTTGTTCATGTTTGCTTGATCTTTGGATTCTTTATCTTTTACAGTGTCAACCTTTGAGGCTTTAGTGTCAATTACTTTAGCATCTTGTGTTTTAGATAAATCTTCTACTTCAACTTTTTTAGTTGTTACACCTTCGTAGCCGTCGCCTATATCATCATCTTCATAGGCTGTATTATCATATGGAGTTGTTTTTTTTATTGCCATAGATTAGATCCCCAACAACGTTCGTAATCTACTACCCTTTGGAACACGGATCTCAGTACCAACTCTAAAATCAAATACGGGATCTTTTAATATATCTATGTTACGTTGTGCGTATACCCACCACAACTTTGGATTGCCATACATGTCGTATGCAAGTAAGTCTGGTCTTTGATGATACTGTGCTTCTATCTCGTAAACTACATCATCGCTGTCTGCAGGAACTGGTCTAATATTTAGAATATCTAAATAGTTACCGTTCCTATTAATTCTTGTTTTAGCCCACGGTGAACTTGACATTAAATAAATCCTTTATTATTTGATCCAAGATATCCACCTTTTGCAAATTTATCTAAACTAAATTGCTCAACAAGTGCTCTTGAGTATATTGGTTGAATTGTTACTGTCATTTGACTTTCTGTTGGAACATAAGATTTGTCGCCATCTGTAGATGTAAGATCAGCACCTTCTTCTATTGCGTCAAAACTATTCCATTCTCCTAACATTGTCATATCAACTGCAATGTAATCAACATCAGTAGGCATGTCAAGTGTAAAGTTTGTTACCATACACGGAACATCTTTGAACACATAATCTCCGTAGCCATTTAATTTTACTACTGGAGGTGGAGCACCTTGATTAGATCCTGCACCATAAAACATTTTTGTAATTGATCTTAGATAATGTAATGCACCTAACCAATATAATCCTTCTAAATTGTTTTGGCAATAAAACTGACCTGTAAGTGTCATAGCATCCACTTGTGAGTTCTGATACGCAAAGAACGGATAATTACTATGTACAGGGGTTATTGCACTGTACGATGCGGCGTGACTCATAATAATTGTTGGAGTATATGGAAACGCAAGTCCACCAGTTGCTACCAACGGTGCTAAAATAGGGCTACTTTGAAAGGAATCAATGTTAGGAATACTTAATTTAACACGCCAATCTTTACCATTAGGGTCCGACGCCCATTTTGCATTAGTTGCCTGTAGTTCATCAGGCTCACCATCTTTAGGTATAGTACGTGAACGTATACCTTTCATAAACCCGTCGGCACCATCTGAGAATGCCTGTACACTATCTCTTGCTAACTTTACAGCCTTATCAACAACTGTTCCGTCTTTCTTATTATCTATTGCCATATTATTTTGGTGTCCTATCTATAAAGTATTTATTGACTTTTTAATAAGAGTAGTTTATAATAAGAGTTCAAATAGGAGAATAACTTGAAAAAAGTAAATTATTTAAACAATAAAGACATATTGAAAGAAATACACAAGTCCAAAACAACATATTGTAGTTATACGGACGACACTTACGCCGACTTTGACATTATACTACCAAGTATAGATAAAATTAATGTTCGAACGATTGCTGAAGCAAAACGTAACAAAGCCAAAAAGTTAGGAGGCGCAGATTACGAAGCACGTAAACTTGCTGGCGAAAAAGTAAAACAAGCAGAGTGTGCTATTGATTACAGGAAAATAACAAAAGAAGAATTAATTTTTAGAATTATGTCCTTTGATCATGTTCCAGAACAACCGGGTCGTAAAAAGAATCCAAAGACTGTAGCAGATACAAAAGTTAAGTTAAACTTTCCACCATTCCAACATTACAAGTTTGACGAAAATGATAATTTGATCTGTGTAGGAAAAAGTCATTGGGAAGGTGGTATGGAAAACGGATTCTTTAACAAAGCACACGGTAAATCAACTAATAAACTTGCTATGATGTGGATGAAGTTATGTGATAGATACGCAACAAGAGGCAATGTACGTGGATACACTTACAATGACGAAATGCGTGGACAAGCAATTTTACAATTAACACAGATAGGTTTACAATTTGACGAATCTAAGTCTGCTAATCCATTTGCATATTATACTGCGGCCGTAACTAATTCATTTGTTAGAGTTATTAATATTGAGAAACGAGCTCAAAATATTAGAGATGATATTTTAGAGATGAACGACATGACTCCATCATTTACAAGACAGTCACAGGGTGAATGGGAAAGACAAGTTGAAGACCAAAGAAAAGCAATAGTGAAAGCAGAAGCAGAAAAAGGTATTAAGAAACCATTTGTTCCACCAACAGTTGAAGCCAAATCACCAAGGTAGCCAATTAAGGTTGACTTTGCTTTAAAAATGCAGTACAATATAAAGAGTATAGTAATTAGAAGGATATAATTTGTTTAAAAAATGTGCAGTATTCACAGATATCCATTTTGGACTAAAGTCCAATTCAGTGGCTCATAATCAAGACTGTGAAGATTTTGTAGATTGGTATATTGCCAAGGCAAAAGAAGAAGGTTGTGAAACAGGCATCTTTATGGGTGACTGGCATCATAATAGAAATAGTCTAAACATTGTTACAATGGATTATTCGATTCGTTGTCTTGAAAAACTTGGTAAAGCATTTGAACAGTTTTTTTACTTTCCTGGTAACCATGACTTATATTATAAAGATAAAAGAGATATCCAGAGTGTTGAATTTGCAAAACACATTAACGGTGTAACTGTAATTGATGAAATTACATCAATAGGCGATAGTACTATGGTACCGTGGCTTGTTGGCGAAGAATGGAAAAAGATTCCTAAGATTAAAACAAAATATATGTTTGGTCATTTTGAACTTCCTAATTTTTATATGAATGCAATGGTTCAAATGCCTGATACAGGTGAATTACAATCTAAACATTTTGTACATCAAGATTATGTTTTTAGTGGACATTTTCATAAACGTCAAACACAAGGAAATGTAACATATATTGGTAATGCGTTTCCGCACAACTATGCAGATACATGGGACGATAAACGTGGTATGATGATATTAGAACATGGCGGAGAGCCACAATACGTTGATTGGACAGATTGTCCTAAGTACAGGACTGTAAAATTAAGTCAACTAATTGATGAAAAAGACTCATTACTAAAAAGTAAAATGTACCTACGAGTTACACTTGATATTAACATTAGTTACGAAGAAGCAAGTTTTATTAAAGA